TTCTCATTCTTTCTATTTCTAACTCACAGTAATGAATTATTTTTTTTAAATCTTCTATTCCATTTTTGTCTTTATATCGTACTACATATTTAACTACATTACCCTGAAAGAAAGATAAGTTATTAGATGTAATAAAATTATAAGGTTGTATTTTATGTTTAGCATAATGATCACCACCTTCTTGTCGACTAGAAGGAAATAATTTTTCTAAATCTGATTTAGTTGTCATATTATATAAGCTCTTTCAAAGTTTTTTGGATCCACAATGTGTAATTCTTTTTTTGCTCTCGTAGCACCAGTATAAAATAATCTATGTAATTCATCAGGATCTTGAGCAAATGTTTCCATGGCAGCATTAGTAATATCTTGAAGTAATAATACTTTATCTGCTTCGCCACCTTTGGCGCCATGAATAGTTGACATAATAATTCTAGGATTCTTGTTAATCTTCTCACCATTAGCTCTCATATTACGTATATAGTTTTCTGTCAAGTGATCCAGGCCTTCAAAAGATTCATACCAAACTTTATCTGTTAGTAGTCCAAATTTTTCTTTACATTCTTGAATGCTATATTTTTCTTCTGAATGAAATAATTTTCCTTCTCTAAAACCATTTGCAACATTTGCTCCTAAATATTCATAAATATTTTTCATTTCTAAATGAGATAAAAGACTACCTTTTCTAAATTGTTCCCAATTATTTAAAGCTAATAACAAAGTAAGACCAATAGAATTTTTTCCTTTATATTGATAATACCATCCTCTTAATTCACATAATTCTTTTACATCCTCTAAAAAATGATTGGCCGAAGTTAATACCAACCAATTACCTTCTGACATATCTACTTGTGTAACATCAGAATATCTTTTTAAAATACCTTCTTCTTGTCTTGGTTTATATGCTTTATCAAATCTATTCTGTACTTTACTAATAATCTTTTGAGATAATTCATGAATAGGACCACCAGGAATTCTATAAGATTGATCTAATGTTTTTATTGCATCTACTTCTTCTTTGAGCGCTATAAAATGATCTACATCTGCTCCAGCCCACTTAAAAATAGCTTGATCGTCATCACCAGCAATATAAGTTTTATCAGCATTTTTCCATATTTGTCTTACCATATCCCATTGTAAATGAGAAAGATCTTGTGCTTCATCTATAAATAATACTTTAAAACTAGATTCAATTTCCTTTTCAATAAAATCTTCTAATAAATCAGTAAAATCTTTAAGACCTTTTTCTTTTTTATATCTTTCTAATTCTTCTGCTATGAGATATAATGTTCCCCTTTCAATATCCAATATATTTTGTCTTTGATCATAATATTCTAATAGATCCATTCGTTTCACTCTAGCTGTATTAATAATAGTTAGATATTCATTATCAGAATTAAAGGTTCCATCCTCTGTTGAAAATTTAGCTGTCTTAATAGGAATGCCACATTTATGCCCAAATTCTCTATAGTCTTCTGGTTTCATCATTTTTTCTTTAGACATACCTAGTTTTCTAAAAGCATAAGAATGAAGTGTTCTAAAATTTTCTAAATCAGTATTGGAGTCTAAATTAAATTTCTCAGCTGCTCTTGTTGCAGCTTCTAATGCAGCTTTTTTGGTAAAAGAAAAATAACCTATTTGTCTTGGTCTAATTCCTTGTTGAATAAATTCATCTACTAAATTTAATAATGTAGTAGTTTTTCCTGTTCCAGGTGGACCCAATATAATTGTTTTCATTATTTAAAAATGTTCTTCTTGATATGGAACTTTAGAAACAGAAGGTTCTTGTTTTTTAAATGCTGTAATTTTAACAAGACGTGGAGAACCTCCTTTTAATTCTTTTCTTATTTCTTTTTCAAAACAGTTTAATTGTTTAATTAAATTACCTGTTTTGGTTTTATCTAGTTCCCAATTATTCTTTTTACAAAAAGCATAAAAATCATCCATTCTAAAATAAGTAAATTCTCTTTTATCATCTGTATATGGAAGTCTATTAAAAATATCTTCTATTGTTCTTGCAGATTGTCTATTGGTAGTCCAATCTTGAAGCAAAGATGTAATTTGATTTTTAGGATCTAAAGATTCTAACGCTTCTATTTCTTGTAAACCATTTTCTATTAAAGGTTTTAGATAAAGTTGTTTCCAATCTTTTGGTTTTACTAATGGAACAATTAAATTTGCTTGACCTAAACATTCTAATGCAAATAATCCTGGACTATAAAGTTGTTCTGTTTTTAATTTAATTGGTTTACTTTTATCATCTTTTAGTATGATATCTAATATCCATTCAGGTGGATTAGATGCATATTTTCTTAAATTACCTAAAGATGGCATTTGTTCTTCATTATAACCTACTCCAAATTTTTTCATTCTACATAAACTAGTATTACATACAGAATTAATTGGAGCATCTTTACATCTATACTTGTCATATCCTTTTTTATTTACAGATTTAATTAACAATTGAACTTCTGTATTACTTAAAGGAGGTTTCATATATTCCATATTTGCTTTTACTAATTCATCTTCCCAACTATCTGGTTTTGCTTGTTTAAAATAAACTGCAATATTAAATAAAGCATTATTTCTTGCACCTTCTCCAAATCCATCTTTTGCTAATTTATTTAAACAAGGTGGACCATCTTCAAAAACTTCTATTTCTTTTTTCTTTTTAGTTTTGATTTCTTGAAGTTCCGACTGAGCATAAACATCATAGAGCTCATAAAATTCCTGAAGTGTTGCAGCGGAACCATCGTCTTTAATTGCATATCGTAATCCTTTCATTTCATTGTGGTATGGTAAGTTTAAGAAATTACCTGTGTCACCACGTTCCACGAGTATTTCTGTTTGTTTAGGAAATATTTCAGCACCTTCATATCCTAAAGTTGCCGCCATCTTTTTAAGTGTGTTCTGCATAGTAAATGCAGGAATAAAATCTTTGGTAAATAAAAATACATGTGCTCCACCTGATTTAGATCTACATACAATCAGTGGAAAATTATTGTTTCTAATTTCAGTAACTAATGCTTTATGATCAAAGTTATATTCATCAATATCAATACAACCCCATTTACAATTATTGTTTTCATTAATAGGTATAATACCTAAAGCGTCTCCTACACCATTAAGATGATTTTCCCAAAGATCGTCTGTAACATTTTTTCTAACAATGAATGCTCTTCCTTTTTGTTTACCATTTTCGTCATGATCTCCTTTTTGATATTGACCATACGCAATATTTAATCCTTCAAATATCTTTTTAAATTTTTCTTTCATATTATTCTCCTTCTATTAAAAAGGGGGCCGAAGCCCCCTCTGTTTGACTAAAACGGTACGTTCTCGTCACTCTTCTCTTCTTTTGCATGTTTAGCTTGAATCTCTCCAGATCCAACACTTTTTGCAAAATCTTTTGCTTGCTCGTATAGTGCTTGATTTTGTACTGGACCAACCTTAGATACAGCCCAACCAAACCAAGTACCTTTGTCGTTTGATTGTTGTACAGTTTTTAAATTGTACACATGACTGAACATCGGTGGTGTAAATAGACCATTCTTTCCTTGAAGCTTTAGTCCATTCATCATTGAGTTCCATGTCTTACTCAATTTTAACTGAGTAGATTTCATAGTGATCAATGCAGTCTCCGCACTATCTTCATTACACACAATAACAAAGTACGATGCAGTATTTTCTAGATAGTTCCCATTTTTGAGTCTATCTTTATTCATGCTGTCCCTAGTGGCTTCATGAATAATTGGACTGGTTGCAGAGTGTACAGCAACTGGTGCTCCAGTTCCTTCCCCTCTATCTGTCCATTCAACATATTCCCTTTTGTAATGACAAGGAATTACATTGATTCCCTTTATACCATCATAAAGTTGAGAAGTTACACTATTGTAGATCATACCTGCTTTGGCTCCCTCTACATATTTAGAGTCTCTCTCATTTACTTGTGGTGATAGCTGTCCAAGTATTCTCAAAAATGGTAAAGCCAAATCGCTTTGATCCATATTCTGAAAACCCTGATGGGCATCAGCTTCGAACAAACCTGCTGTTGGCAAGTTGTCCTGTTTTTTTGTCACGGTTCGCGTTTCACTGTTCGCCATTCACGTTTCTCCTATTTCCGGCTAAGTTTAGTTTCATCTTTCATAAATAAATGAAAGAACTCGGAAGGCATATCGAGGCCGGCCTCGATACGCTCCCGATATAGAGCTTTCAAAGTCATCGGCTCAACTTTAGATTTTTGTTGAGGTTCGAATCCATTTGAAGCTGCAAGGTTAAGCAATTGCTCCGCCTTGTTGTCTTCTCCACGACCAAAGGTTACAGCAACTTCATTCTTAATAATGTCGCCTAATCCTTGTTCACGAAGCCATTTATACGCCGCTTCCCTTTTTTCAGGGTCTTTTGGAAGTGTACAACTGTATTTTTTATTTACTTCTAGTACAGTTCCATCGGCAAGTTTTAGAGATTGTAATCCTTGTTCTGCTAAGATATTAGGAATCACCTCTGAACTAATCTTGTCTCTCATTGTTTGTAGATTTTTTATATGTTCTTCTGATCTTTTAATTTGTTCATCAAGATCAACTAACTTATCTACGTTTACTGATAATGATTCAACATCTGTATTTTGTAACAGATCCTGTTTATCTTCTTCAAAGTTTATATTCATTTTTATCCTTTCTGATATAGATCGAAGTTAATTGGATAATATCTAGTCTCTCGTCGATCCCATTTCAAGAGTCTAAATTGACCATTAGTTTGGTCGCTCACGATTGCACAGGATATTCCTATAATTGCAGGATCTCCTGTTAACAATATGTAATCTTGTTTTCTAAAGTCACGTAAATTTTTTCTCATCTTAAACACAAAAGGTGCTGGTGAAAAAATAATTTGCGAATCAGGTCCGTGATTAGGTAAACAAATAACTAAGTATCCAAAATCCGATGCTCCTAATATATTAATATTAGTAGGTGGAGTTTGTAATACATATACAAAATTTTCTTCAGGATTTTCTTTGTAAAATTTTAAGAACTCTGCTAAAGAATCTTTTTTATATAACTCAAATATTTTATTTTTCATTTCTAAACTTTCTTTTTTATTCTATTGACAAAGATATAATGATGTTTATATATAATGTCAAGTAGAAAGAATAAAAAAATATGAACTATAAATTTAAGACTAAACCATATGCACATCAATTAACTGCATTGGAAAAATCATGGGACAAAGAAGAATATGCTTATTTCATGGAAATGGGTACAGGTAAATCTAAAGTATTAGTAGATAATATAGGTATGCTTTATGACGCAGGTAAAATAAATGCGGCGTTAATTATAGCACCAAAAGGTGTTTATAGAAACTGGTTTTCTGGAGAAATTCCTACACATTTAGCTAGCCACATTCAACATAAAACGATACTATGGACTGCTTCAACATCAAAAGCAAAGGATAAAGAGTATCAATTATTATTCGAATCAGACTATGACCTTCACATCCTTGTCATGAATGTTGAGGCCTTTTCAACTAAAAAAGGGTTGGAATTTGCAACTAAATTTTTAAGAAGCCATAAAACATTAATGGCTATAGATGAATCTACAACTATTAAAACACCTACAGCAAAAAGAACTAAAGCGATAACTGCTTTGGCTCCATTAGCTAAATACAGAAGAATTTTAACTGGATCACCTGTGACTAAATCGCCGCTCGATCTATATAGTCAATGTAAATTTCTTCATGAAGATCTTCTTGGTTTTCAATCTTTTTACAGTTTTCGAAATCGTTATGCGCATATGGTAACCAGGAATTTTGGTGGCCGACAAGTTCAGATAGTAGGAAGTTATAAGAGGCTTGATGAATTATCTGAGTCTCTAAAATTTTTTTCATATCGTGTATTAAAAGAAGATTGTTTAGATCTTCCAGAAAAAATTTATATCAGAAGAACGGTAGAATTAACAGAAGAACAAAGCAAGAAATACAAAAGTATGAAAGCTGCGGCTTTAGCAGAATTTGATGGCAAAATTACGACAGCTCCACATGTATTAACACAACTAATGCGATTACATCAAATAACCTGTGGACATTTAAAGTTAGATGATGGCGAAATTGTTGAATTAAAAAACAATCGTTTAAATGAACTTTTAGATGTGCTAGAAGAAGTAGAGGGAAAAGCAATTATTTGGGCAAATTATATTTATGACATTGAGCACATTGTTAAAGAAATACAAAAAAAATATGGACAAGATTCTGTTGTGCAATATTATGGAGCGATCGAAGCGGAAAAAAGACAGAAAAATATACAAACGTTTCAAGACCCAAATTCCAAAGTCAGATTTTTCGTTGGTAATCCACAAACAGGTGGCTATGGTATTACGCTTACTGCAGCAAACACTGTTATCTATTATTCAAATGGGTATGACCTTGAAAAAAGACTTCAGTCAGAAGATAGGGCACATCGTATTGGGCAAAAAAAATCGGTAACTTATATTGATTTACTTGCTGAAGAAACAATAGATGAAAAAATTGTTAAAGCTCTTCGTAAAAAAATAAACATTGCATCTGAAATTCTTGGAGAAGAATTAAAAGAATGGATTTAATTATTACTTTGATAATGGTGCTATCACCAACAGAGTTTTATTTAAAAGAAATATCTATTCACGAACCTTGCCAAACATGGTTTGAAAAAAATATCTACCATGATAGCAAACATAATAATCACTATATTAATGGTGAAGTTACTATGGGATATATTTGTAAGGAAGGAAAGAGTGGGAAATAAATTCCCACTCCTCCTCAGTATATGGAAACATTACTTGATTTTGATCTCTTGAGCTTTAATTTCTTCTGGTTCATTAACACCTAATTTAACTGTTAATACACCATCTTCCATTGTAGCTTCATCAACAAT